GGTGGCAAGATGGCAAAACTTGCCTGAGGGCAAAAACTAATTTGTCCTTTTGGGTTGAGGCGCTGGACTATTATGGTTGGTATGTCAAACACTGGAGTTGGCAAAGAAATTGCACACTAAACGGTAAAAAACCAACCATACCAACCTATCAGAGACGGTTTGTGTTTCATTGCACCACAACCACCAATTAGAGTCTTGAAAAATTACAAAAAAATAATTGCATTCAACAGAAATCTGTTATATACTGTTGACAACAACAGGAGAAACAAATGGCAGTAAGAAACTTTAACGACGCTGAAAAGCAGAAGTTGATCCAGATCATTTCCCAAGGTTCACAGGTACTAGGTGAAGTAGAGGATTTGAAAGGTGGATTGAAAGACACAGTAAAAGCAATAGCAGAAGAACTAGAATTGAAACCAGCACTAATCAACAAAGCGATATCAGTTGCACACAAAGGCAACTACCAGAACATCGCTGACGAGATGGACACGCTGGAGAGCATACTAAACACGGCCGGCAAACTTTAATGTTAGCGAAAGTCAGATCATTCTGGCTTCGTAGTTTTGAGAGTGACAGGACGGCATTCTATTTCGAACTTGTCAGTTTCATTTTCACAGTTGGAGCCAGCCTCACACTTGCGATCACGGCCGCAGACCCAGACATGACAATAATCTATCCTGGATTCTTCATAGGAGCAATAACACAATGTTACGCTTCATACAGAAGGAACGCGGCGTTCGTGATGATGATTACTGGCTACTTCTCAATCATAAATGTCTACGGTTACGGCGTAGCAAGTTACTGGTGGTAAGATGAGTTACATAGACGCATTATATAAAAAAGACGAAGATAAAATTTACGTAGTAGAACGTGATCCCAAGAAGGGAAGAATATTCACAGAGTATGACGCCAGATATGTGTTCTACTATCCGGATGCAAGGGGCAAACACAGAGGTATGACTGGTGAGCCATTGCAGAGAGTGGTGTGTTCAACAAACAAGGAATTCATAAAAGAGCAACGTATAAGATCAAACAAGCAACTTTATGAACACGATATCAATCCAGTGTTCAGATGTCTGGAGGAGAATTATCTCGGTAAGGAAACTCCAAAACTGAACGTGATGTTTTTTGATATCGAGGTAGACTTCGATCCCGATCGAGGTTATTCCACAACAGATGATCCGTTCATGCCCATAACTGCCATAAGTTGTTATATGAGTTGGACGGATCAACTGGTCACACTCGCAGTTCCGCCCAAGACAATCAGTATGAAAGATGCCGAAGAACTCACAAAGAGATTCGATAACACGATGTTGTTTGAAAAAGAAAAAGATATGCTGGACGCTTTCCTACAACTTGTCGAGGACGCAGACATACTGTCAGGTTGGAACAGTGAGGGATATGATATTCCATATACCGTTGGTCGTATACAAAAAGTGTTGAGTGGTGATGACACAAGGAGATTGTGTTTCTGGGGCGAGAAGCCAAAGAGGAGAGTTTTTGAGAAGTATGGTAGGGAACAGTTGAGTTTTGATCTCGTAGGACGTGTACATTTGGACTTGCTTGAACTATACAGGAAGTACACTTATGAAGAACGCCACAGTTTTAGATTAGATGCGATAGGTGAACACGAACTGGGCGAGAAGAAGACTGTGTACGAAGGAAGTTTAGATAACTTATACAAGAATGACTTTGGACTATTCATAGAATACAACAGACAAGATACCGCACTGTTGGCCAAACTTGAGAAGAAATTGAAGTTCATAGAACTTGCCAATGAGATAGCACACCAAAATACTGTGTTGCTACAGACCACAATGGGTGCTGTTGCTGTTACTGAACAGGCCATAGTAAATGAAGCACACAGAAGAGGTATGCAGGTACAAGGAAGGAAATACAAAAAAGAAGGTGAAGAGAACCAACCGGCGGCGGGTGCATACGTGGCAACGCCAACAAAAGGCATACATGACTGGATTGGATCTATTGACATCAACAGTCTATATCCCAGTGTGATTAGGGCACTGAATATGGGACCTGAAACCATAGTGGGACAGATACGTCCTGTGATCACATCAGCAGAAATAAACAGGGCCAAACACGCCAAGAAATCATTCGCGGCGGCGTGGGACAGCCAATTTGGGAGTTGGGAGTACCAGGCTGTGATGAATCAGGAGAAAGGCACAGAGATAATTGTTGATTGGGAAGACAAGACCAGTGTGCGTATGAGTGCGGCACAACTGTATGAGATAATATTCGATGGCAACAACAAGTGGATGTTGAGTGCTAATGGAACAATATTCACCTATGAGTATGAAGCAATAATTCCTGGACTACTGAAACGTTGGTACGCAGAACGTCAAGAAATGCAACAGAAAATGCGTGAGTGCGGAGACAATGAGATTGAAAGGGAATATTGGGACAAGAGGCAACTTGTAAAGAAAATTAATTTAAACAGTCTGTATGGTGCAATATTGAATCCGGGTTGTAGGTTCTTTGACATACGTATAGGACAAAGTGTTACACTGACTGGGAGATGTATCACAAAACACATGGCCAGCAAGGTCAATGAGATTGTTGCAGGCAAGTATGATCATAAAGGGGAGAGTGTAGTGTACGGAGATACTGACTCGGTATACTTCACTGCACACAAGACACTGCAAAAAGAAATAAATGAAGGTGTGATACCGTGGACAAAAGACTCTGTGGTGGCACTTTATGATAAGATATCTGACGAAGTTAATGGCTCATTCAAAGCATTTATGGTAAAAGGATTCCATTGTCCAACTACACGTGGTGAGGTAATCAAAGCAGGTAGAGAACTAGTGGCTTCGAAAGGTCTATTCATTACAAAGAAGAGATATGCAGTGCTTTACTATGACAAGGAAGGAAAACGTACTGATGTTGAAGGCAAAGAAGGAAAAATGAAAGCAATGGGTCTCGATTTGAAACGTTCTGACACTCCTGTGTACGTGCAAGACTTCCTGAGTGATCTATTGTATATGGTGCTTACAGGTAAGACAGAAAAAGAAGTACTGGACAAGATCAGTGAATTCAGGGCAGACTTCAAAGCAAGACCAGGTTGGGAAAAAGGGTCTCCAAAGAGAGCAAACAACATGACCAAGTACACGGAAGAAGAAGAAAAGAAAGGCAAGACAAACATGCCTGGACATGTGAGGGCAAGTATGAATTGGAACAAGTGCAGAGAGATGTATGGCGACAAGTACAGTATGCCAATCACGGATGGTGCGAAAGTCATTGTGTGCAAGTTGAAAAGCAATCCGCTAGGATACACCAGCATAGCGTATCCGGTAGACGAACTGCGTATTCCGGAATGGTTTAAGGAACTGCCATTCGACGGAGATGCAATGGAGAGCACTATACTTGACCAAAAAATAGACAATCTTATTGGTGTGTTGGACTGGGACGTGCAAAGCACGGAGACCAGCAACACATTCAACAAACTGTTTGAATTCTAAATACACTTATGCTGAGCATAGAAGAAATTAAACTGTTGATAGAGAAACTTGAAAAGGTTAAAAAAGAAGACCTGCAAGAGCTCATCGACTCAAATTTAAAGATTCTCAAAGATATAGAAATGGCCGTCGATGCAAATAACAAAGAAATAATAGACAGATTAGACAAGACTCCAGAATGGTTTAGAAAAGACTGTGAACAAAAAGCAAAACATCCAACCGTAGATCAGATCACACAGAGGCAAGTACAAACAAAAATATTTCAATTTGCGAGAACAAACATTTATAACAGCCTTGAGATAGGACCAGGAAATGGCATGTTTTCACTGGATTTTAGGGCCTGGAGGTTGAATTTTTTCCTCGACATTTCCCACAAGGTAGGAGGTCCAATTATGGAAAGATTTAATCCGCTCCATTGGAAATATTTGAAATTTTACAAAACTAGGAACACCGATTGTTCAAACATACCACAAAATAGTTGTAATTTTGTCTTTAGTTGGGACACATTCGTCTTCTTTACCCAACAACACGTCCAACAATATCTTCATGACATAAAAAGGGTACTCATACCTGGTGGTTA